GGAACTCATTAATGATGGGATTAAAGTTGCAAGGTAAAAACGGCTTATTTACACCGCCAACATATAGCCACATTTATAATCTAAAAACTGTTCAAATGTCTAATGACAAAGGAACATGGTTTGGATGGGATGTAACTAAAGTTGGTCCAGTCACAGAAAAAGGTGTTTATCAAATTGCTAAAAGCTTTGCTGAAAAAAACAGCAAAGGTTTAGTAAAGGTTAAACATGGTGACACAGCCGAAGAAGCTACATCAAAATCGCCTTATTAACAATTTCCTTTGCATAGGAACAAGGGGCGGAAGCGGGAGACTTAATCCGCCCCGTTAATGATATGAATGTAGATAAATTTAGAAAGATATTTTCAGGGTTAGAACGTGCCCATGGTGTCACTTTTGTTGATAAAAAAGGCGCTGACGGAGAAAAAATTAAAGGTAAATCGTTTGTTCAAAGAGAAATAGTTACTAATAATCATTGGCTAAATCATTTACAAGGTAAAGAACCTAGTTTAGGTATAATTCCAATTACTGATGAAAATAAATGTCGATGGGGTTGTATTGACATAGACTCTTACGCAGGTTTTGATCATCAAAAATTAATCAATAAAATTAAATTATTAAAATTACCACTAATAGTATTTAGATCTAAAAGTGGAGGAGCACATGTATTTTGTTTTACAATAGTTCCCGTTGAAGCAAAATTAATGCGGGATAAACTATTATCAGTTAGTGCTGTATTAGGTTATGGAGGTTCAGAAGTTTTTCCAAAACAAATAGAATTAAAATCGAAAGATGATACAGGAAATTTCTTAAATTTACCATATTTTAATGGTGATAATACAACAAGATATGCCTTTCTTGAAAATGGAGAAGCTGCTAATATAGATGGTTTTTTTGAACTATATGAAAGAAATAAATTAACACCAGAACAACTAGAAAAACTAAAGATTGAACGACCACAATCAGAATTTAGTGATGGTCCACCTTGTCTAGAATCTTTAACTCAAAATAAATTAGATGATGGAAGAGACAGGGTTTTATATCAATTTATTCAATACGCAAAAAGAAAATGGCCAGACGAATGGCCTAAAAAAATAAATCAATTTAATTATACTCATTTTGTTGAACCTTTAGATGACAAAGTAATCCAGGAAAAAATAAAATTTCATAGTAAAAAAGAATTAGGATTTAAATGTAATGAAGAACCTATGTGTAACCATTGTGATAAAGCATTGTGTAAGGTTAGAAAATTTGGCATAGGAGGAGAATCGGTATTTCCTATACTAAGTGATTTGCAAAAAGTTGAATTAGATGAACCTTACTATTGGGTTAATGTAGATGGGGAAAGAATAAAACTAGACACAATTGATTCTTTATTAGATCAAAGGTTCTTTAGAAGAACAGTTACTAAACAAATCAATAAAAAACCTCCATTAATTACTCGAAAAGAATTTGAGAAATACACAGACATTCTATTAGCAAACATTGAAATTATAAAAGCTCCAGTTGGATCCTCTCTAATTGAACAATTAAAAGATCACTTAGAAGAATATTGTACAAATGATTCTTCAGCAACAACAACCAAAGAACAAATGTTTTTAGGAAATGTTTGGACTGATGGGGGAAAACATTATTTTATTTTTAATAAATTTTTTCATGGTTATTTACAAAGAAGAAAATGGCCAGAGAAACATCAAACAACGCAGGATTTGTTAATTCAACATTGTGGTTGTAAGGATGAAAGAATTTATATTGGTAAAAAAAGACCAAGCGTAATGATTGTAGATGCTTTTGAAAAACCAGAAAATATATATAAATCAAAACAACTTAAACCAAAAGATTCTTTCTAATGAAAACAATTGTTTTAGGACCACCAGGCACAGGGAAAACTCATACTTTATTAGAGCAAGTTGAAAATTATTTAAGACATACTGACCCAGATAAAATTGGTTATTTTGCATTCACAAAAAAAGCTTCTAACGAAGCTAAAGAAAGAGCAATGAAAAAATTCAATTATTCTGAAGATGACTTGCCTTATTTTAGAACTCTACATTCACTTGCCTTCAAGCGTTTAGGTTGGGACAAGACGAAGGTTATGCAAAGAAGACACTACGAAGATTTAGGAAAAAAAATTCAAATCCCTATAGATTATAATGATTGGGATGAAGAAGAAACCGGATTGTTCACAACTAAGAGTGATTATTTAAGAATTATACATCTTGCAAAACTTCGAAATATTAAACTGGATCAACAATTTGATCTTAAAGAGCATAACCAAAAACTAGAATATAACAAACTGGTTATTATAGCTAATGAATTAGAAAGATACAAAAAAGAATATGGACTAAAAGATTATAACGACATGATTTTAGAATTTACAAAATCAGAAAATGCTATTCCTAAATTTGATGTTGTATTTATTGATGAAGCACAAGATTTATCTTTGATGCAATGGAAAATGGCTAAAAGTATTTGGGATAAAACAAAAGATTCTTTTATTGCAGGTGATGATGATCAGGCAATATTTAGATGGGCAGGAGCTGATGTAGATTCATTTATTGCACAAAGAAACCAAATGAAACCATTAGAACTTAAAGACTCTGTCAGAGTTCCAAAAGTTATCCATGAATTTGCTAACAAAATTATAAACAGAGTAAAAAATAGACTTCCAAAAAATTGGAATCCTAAAGCACATAAAGGATCCTTAAGTAGATATTGGAATTTTGAAGATATAAATATGGATAGTAAAAATTGGCTAGTGTTGACTAGAACAAGATTTCAATTAAACGCTCTAGAAGAAATATTAAAAGAAAAAGGATTATATTTTGAAAACAGATTTAAAAAATCATATGAAAAATATATACAAGAAGCAGCACTTAATTGGGAAAATTTAAGAAAAGGACAATTGTTATCTTACAAAGAAATTATAAATATTTCTCAATACATGAGTCCAGTTAATTGGGACAAATATAAAATAAAAGCTTTATCCAAAGAAGCTTTTTATGGAATAGATCAATTAACAAAAGGTTATGGTCTTAACACTAAAAAAACATGGCATGAATGTTTTGATAATGCTGGATCAAAGAGAATTACATACATTAAAAAAATGAGAGCTAACGGCGAAAAATTAAATCAAGAAGCTAGAATTAAATTATCAACCATACATAGTGTTAAAGGTGGTGAAGAAGATAATGTGGTCATCTTGCCTGATCTTACAACCAATACACAATTAGCTTATGAAAAAAATAAGGATGATGAAAATAGATTATTCTATGTAGGAGCGACGCGTGCAAAAGAACATCTACATATTGTGAGACCAAAAGATGAAAATAAAGCATTTCCAATGGAGGACTTATGAGTGCATACAAAAAACAAATTGGAGGATCTCATTATCGCAAGATGAAGATTCAGCCCAGCAAGTTTATAAACGACAATAAGTTGCTTTTTGCAGAGGGAAATGCTATTAAATATATCTGCAGGCATGCTCATAAAGGAGGAAAGGAAGATTTGAAAAAAGCTATTCACTATATTGAAATGATTATTGAACGAGACTACCAAGAGTCTAATCCATTGGATAAGAAAAACTATTGGGGGATTATAAAAAAATAATGCAAATTCCTTTATTTAAACCTCAAACCGAATGGATACCCCCAGAAAGTTTTCCAGATTTATCTAAACATAAGGAAATTGCAATTGACTTAGAAACTAAAGATCCTGACCTAATTAAAATGGGTTCAGGTTCAGTCACAAAACAAGGGGATGTTACAGGAATCGCTATAGCAGTTAAAGGGTGGTCTGGATACTATCCTATTGCTCACGAAGGTGGTGGTAACATGGATCGGAAAAAAGTCTTAAAATGGTTCCAGTCTATATTAAATACAGATGCTATAAAAATATTTCATAACGCAATGTATGACGTATGTTGGTTACGCTCACTAGGGCTAATCATTAAAGGTAAAATTGTTGATACAATGATTGCAGCAGCCATAGTAGATGAAAATCAAATGCGTTACGATTTAAATAGTTGTAGTCGCAGATACACGGGTCAAGGGAAAGATGAAGCTGCTTTATATGCAGCTGCTAAGGAATGGGGCGTTGATCCAAAAGCCGAAATGTATAAACTTCCTGCGATATACGTGGGTTCTTATGCAGAAAAAGATGCTGAATTGACTTACGAACTTTGGCAAGAATTAAAAAAAGAGATTATACATCAAGACATACAATCTATTTTTGAATTAGAGACAGAACTTTTTCCTTGCCTCGTTGATATGCGTTTTTTGGGAGTTCGAGTAGACACAGAAAATGCGCATAAATTAAAACAAGAATTACTTGAAGAAGAAAAAGGATGCTTGCTCCAAGTAAAAAAAGAAACCCAAATAGATGTCCAAATATGGGCAGCACGATCGATTGCACAAGTTTTTGAAAAATTGAAACTACCTTTTGACCGGACTGAAAAAACACAGGCACCCTCCTTTACAAAAAATTTTCTTCAAAATCATCCTCATCCACTCGTTAAAAAAATAGCCAGAGCTCGAGAAATAAACAAAGCTCATACAACATTCATTGATACCATACTTAAACATTCTTATAAAGGTAGAATACATGCTGAAATAAACCAACTTAGATCCGATAATGGAGGAACCGTCACCGGACGATTCAGTTATGCGAATCCAAACCTTCAGCAAATTCCTGCACGGAACAAAGACCTCGGACCACGGATTAGAAGTTTATTTATTCCTGAAGAAGGATGCCAATGGGGTTGTTTTGATTACAACCAACAAGAGCCAAGACTCGTTGTGCATTATTCATCCCTTCAAAATTTATATGGAGTGGATGAAGTTTTAGACGCTTACAAAGCAGGAGACGCAGATTTTCATAGTATTGTTGCTGACATGGCAGAGATACCTCGTTATCAAGCAAAGACGATTAATTTAGGATTATTCTATGGAATGGGTAAAAATAAATTACAAGCAGAACTCGGAGTGAGTAAAGAAAAAGCGGAAGAACTTTTTAGACAATATCATGGTAAAGTTCCATTTGTTAAACAACTGATGGATGCCGTAATGCGTAGAGCTCAGGATTCAGGTAAAATTAGAACGCTCCTTGGACGATTGTGCCGGTTTCATTTATGGGAACCAAATCAATTCGGGATTCATAAAGCCTTGCCGCATGAAGCAGCACTCGCGGAACACGGACCAGGGATCAGAAGAGCTTTCACTTACAAAGCTTTAAATAAATTAATTCAGGGATCAGCAGCTGATATGACAAAAAAAGCAATGCTGGAATTATATAAAGAAGGAATTATTCCTCATATTCAAGTGCATGATGAGCTGGACATTTCAGTCAGAGATGATAAACAAGCAAAACAAATAGTTGAAATTATGGAATCCGCAGTTGAACTTGAGGTACCTAATAAGGTAGACTATGAATCTGGTAAAAACTGGGGTGAAATAAAATAGGAGGAAACTATGGAAATGATAGTAGAAGCAATAAAAGACCTGTGGAAAAACAACAGAAAAGTTGTAATTGGTGCAGGTGTTGTTGTTGCAATTTTAATAATAGCAGCATTATAAGGATTTTATGATAGATGGCATACTTGAACGCAAATATTCCTGCGACTTATGCACAGGTCAGGAGAGAATATCTTTATGACCTTAAAGAACATCACGGAGAAGTGGAAGACTGCATTATCTTTGGCATGGCATCGATTTCAGGACATTCCATACTCTTTCATGCAGTTATGGAAAATGGTGCTATCTTCTATCGTCTACCGATTAGCGCCTTCATACAAAGAGGCTTTGATGTCAAAAAAGTTCCTAGGATGCGACTTGACGAGTTGGAGCTTTGGAATTGTTTTAGTTATTATCCTGCTATTACTACTTACGATATTTTAAGCGGACAATCTGGGAAGTATATAGGAAAAGATAAGAAATGGTATTACGGAAATTATCTTTTTACTATTGACTGGGCTCATCCAGAAGGTAATATAGTCGATACGGATCATTCCGAAATTCCGCACGAACATAAGTGCGCACACATACTTGCG